CGATTGGTCAAGCGGAGACTTGGAGGGGTTATTGTTTGTGCCGGTCATGCGGGAAGACCTTTACGCATTATTTAAGTTCTGGTGTACCAAAACAGGCTGTCGGCCATCAACAATGGTGGCAACGATGGATCGCTTATCAAAAATACCAGGCACGGTAAGAGAAACAGAGTGGGTGCGAATAAAAATAGGAACATACCTAACTGAAAATGGTTATTCAGAAGATGTTATTAAGCGATGTCAAAAAGTTTTTTACCACTTCCCAGGTTGTCAACAACCTCCGATTTCATTGGTTTAAGAAGATTTTTACACAAAAATAACAACTGATTTCAAATCAGCAGTAACTAAATTCAAAGGTGGAGCATATGACTAATTAATGTCTTGGTTAGATTGGTTAGATTACAAAAATTAGCCTGATATTTTTATAATTAATTTTTTGTTTATAAAACAGAAGCATATGCCTTTGGTTAGATTGGTTTGGTTAGATAGGTCGTAATTACGTATACGCGCGCACGTGACGCGATAATTGGGTAATAAAAAAAATATTTCCTCGCGCGTACGTATACAGCATCTAACCAATCTAACCATCTAACCATACGCGCTTATATATATGATATTTAAGTTATTTTAATAAAATACTTGGTTAGATTGGTTAGATTACTACTGCAATTTGGTTAGATTGGTAGTTCTTTGGAGGAAAAATGAGAGAAAAAAATGAATTAATTCCTTTCGGTAAATATAAAGGCCGCCAAATAGAGGAAATATTAGCTGATCGCGATTATGTAGAGTGGTTGCAGGCTCAATCCTGGTTTCCTGAAAAATATCCAGCGATCCACCAGGTAGTTATTAATTACCAAGGAGAACCGGAAGAAACGCCAGAACATAATGCAATGCAGGTTTGTTTTATTAAAAGTAATTACCAGCAAGCTTTTATACAAACTATGTTTCCAGGTTTTTTTGGTAAAAGGGAGGTTGAATATCAGCTTTCAGATCCGGATAAATGGCCTGAGAAACCGCATAAAAAAACTGAAATTCTCGACGTTACATTCGATTGTTTGGAAAGGCTAAGGGTTGAAGCAGAGTATGAGGGTTTCGATTTATTGCTTGAATGTGGTTGTTCGGTCTCAAAACAAGATACTGATGGGTGTTGGTATTATTACGGCTCGTATTATTTAATTACAAAGCAAGATTGTGGGTTAATTGAGATAAAGCCATCGCTAAGTGATGACTATCCAGCGGTTTTACGCCAAATAAAAAATAATTTACAACGCTATAAGCATTCAAAGCCAAAACCCGTTTTAATCGTTGGGCAATATCATGGCAAAGGGGCGAGCTGGGATGAGGTTGTACAAATCTTTGCTTTGTCGGGCATAAAAGCGGTGTTAATGGCAGAAATTGAAGCCAATTTACCAAACATAAACCCATGACCGAAACCAGCCAAAGACCACCGCAATCCAGCCCAAAATACCTCTCCCAAGTCGAATTCGCGCGGCGTAAAGGCTGGGATAAAAGCCGGATTACCCGAATGAAACAGGCTGGCTTGATCAAAATGCAAGGCAAAATGGTCGATGTGGTGGCGTCTGAAGTGCTGATCGAGCAGCAAGCAGACCCTTCCAAGCAAGGCGTGCGTGAATACCATGCTGAAAAACGCGCAGAAAAGGCCACCCAAGCCGAAAACGGCACCGGGCAAAGTAATGACAAAGATGAAAGCGACATCGTCGGCCTAACCTACCAAAAAGCGCGCACGATGAACGAAGTGGAGAAGGCAAAGGCCGCCAAACGCGACAATCTGTTGGCAGAAGGCAGCTTGCTGGTCAAAGAGGAGGTATTGCCGGTAGTGTACGAAGCAGCCCTCATCATCAAAACCCGTCTGGAATCGATGCCGGATACATTGTCCGCCCAATTCGCGGCGGAAACCGACGAAAACAAGATAAAAACCCACTTTTTAGACCACATAGAAACCCTGCTGGCGGAACTTAAGCGTCAAATGGAAAAAATGATTAAATTGGAGAATTAAATGGACATCATGCTAGACCTTGAAACAATGGGCACAAGCCCAGCTGCTGCAATCATCGCCATAGGCGCCTGTACGATGGATTTTGAAACGGGCGATATCGGCGAAACGTTTTATAAAAAAATCACCCTATCCTCTGCTGTTGAGTCAGGCGGAATCATCGATCCAGATACGGTGCTGTGGTGGCTGGCGCAAAACGATGCGGCACGATTTGAATTTATTGCTGGTAATAATGGGCAGGCATTAAGCCTCTATGCTGAACTGTCTCAGTTTGAAGCATGGATTAAAACCATCTCAGATCCGAAAACAGTAAGAATATGGGGCAACGGTTCTGATTTTGACAATGTAATTCTTGGGGATTCATATCGGCGGATTAAAATGGATATTCCTTGGAAATTTTATAACAACCGCTGTTATCGCACCGTTAAAAACCTCTACCCTGAAATCAAGCTAGTTCGTAGCGGCACAGCGCACAATGCGCTGGATGATGCAATCACACAAGCAAAACACCTAATCGCTATCATGCAGCTCATAAACCAAGCCGACACCTTAAAAAAAGCTGACAAACCCGCTTAAAATCATGATATGTTATTGTTAATATTATTTTATCAATGGCTCTTAGTGTACGCTGACGCCCGCAAAGAAATCTATAGCGCCTTTGCCCGTGGGTTTACCCCGCGTAAGGATCAGCTTTGTTCGGAGTGGGCGGAAGAAAACATCGTTTTAAGCAGCAAAGAAAGCCCGGAACCGGGGCCGTTCCGGGTTAACCGCAACCCATTGCTAAAAGAACCGCTTGATTGCATGTCCATCCGCTCAACCGTGCGTGAGTTGGTGCTTAAATGGCCGATCCAGATGGGCAAAACCCAGATCATGAGCATTGGACAAGCTTACCGCATGGTCAACAAGCCAGCCCCACAACTAGTATTGACGGCAACCGACCACTTGCGCGAAAAATTGGTAGACCAAAAGTTTACTCCGTTATACGAAAATACCGCCATCAAAGCGGTGCTGAAAACCTCCAACAGCCGGGATTCATCAAACCGGCGATTTTACAAAGAATTCCTGGGCGGCATGGTCTTTTTTGAGCACGCCGCCAATGCCGCCCGCTTAAAAATGATCTCGGTACGGGATTTCTTCGGCGATGAGTTTTCCGCGATCGCACTGGCCTTGCCATCCGGCGATGATGCCTTCGCCATGATGGATGGGCGATTGTCCGCCTATTCCTCCACTAGCTTTAAATGTCTGGCATCCAGCCCCGGTATCGAAGGCTATTGCCAGATCACCAAGCTGTACGATGGCAGCGACCAACGCCGCTACCACGTCCCCTGCCCGCATTGCCTGAAAGAAGATTATCTGAAATGGGAAAACTTCCAGTACGACAGCGACAATAACGCCTGGTACGTCTGCGAGCATTGCGCCTGCATCATCGAGGAAAAATTTAAGACGGAAATCATCCGTGCCGGGCGCTGGGTTCCAGCCTTCCCGCATCGCGCACGGCGCGGCTATACCGCAAACTGCTTATATTACCCCATAGGGTTAGGCCCACGCTGGCCAGCCCTGGCGCAAATGTGGAAGGAGGCGAATCATGGCTAATAAAGAATATGATTCATGGCTTGATGCGTATGAAGTCGGCAAAAAGTTATGTGGACTTGATGATGATCTATCCGAAGAATCGCTTGAAGAAGCGATTTATGAAAAATATTTGATTGCTTGGGCTAATTTTGAAAAGCTGATTGAAGACCTTGCACCTTTATGCCAAGTAGGCACTTCCCCGCTCACTGGGGAAAATTATCGCGGGTTTGCTGATGTAGAAAATGGATTATGGCTGGCAAAAAGGAAAATTACTTAATGCTAACCCACCCCAGCCTAAAAACCTTCTTCAACGACCGCCTTGCCGAAGCCTGGTACGATCCCGCTTTGCGCAAGGCAAAGCTGCATTCGTTGGCAGACCGCGCCGAACCCTACGCGTTACGGATTGCCCCCAAAAAGGTTAAAGGCTTGGTCGTCTCGGTAGATACCCAGGACGACCGGCTGGAACTGCAATTGACCGGCTGGGCAGAAGGCTCGGAAGCCTGGGCGATGGATTACGACACCATCGATGGCGATCCGTTCGAGGATAAAGTCTGGAGTGACTTAACGGACTACGTCAATACGCCGGTTGGTCACGCCAATGGCTACCACCTACCGATCAGCGCCACCATCATCGATGCCGGTGGGCACCGGACACACGCCGTCTATAACTACGTACGGATGCGCTTAATCCCCCGCCCAATGGCGATCTTCGGCGCAAAAGATAACCGTGCCTTGCCCTTGAGCAAAGCCAAGCCGCAAGACGTTAAATGGCGTGGGCAAGTCGATAAACATGGCGTCCATACCCGCCAGGTTGGTACGGTGCAATGCAAAAACTGGTTAATGGGTGCCATCTCGGTCAGCGCGGATTGCGATCCGGAAGACCGCCGCATCCATTTCAGTGAGCAATTGCCGCCGCAATACTTCCATGGCTTGGTAACAGAAATCTACCGCCCTGAAACAGGCCGCTACGAAAAGAAAACCGGTATAGAGCGCGATGGCATTGTCGCCCGCAACGAGCCGCTAGACTTATGGACCTATGCCTATGCTGCCACCCATCACGAAGAACTTCTTTGGCATAAGCGCGGCCTTGAGCGCTGGCCGGTGCCGATAGAAACGCTAAAGAAAACTGAAACCCATAAACCTAAATTTTACATCCCGGAATAACAAACCTAGGTTTGTTGCTCCCCAGAATAAACTAAAAACCGTTCGTCCTGAGCTTGTCGAAGGATGAACCACAAAAACCCAAGGCAAAAAATGATCATCGGACTCACAGGAAAAAAACACAGCGGTAAAACCACGGCGGCACACAGCATCTGTGGCGAAAAACCCTACGGGAATTTGCTCTTTTGCCCGGTTTCGTTCGCTTTCACGCTTAAATTCATGATTACGATATTGCTTAATGAGTTGGGCTATCCAGGCAACGAAACAGAAGATTACCACGCCAACAAAAGCAAGGTTATCGATTCATTGGGCGTTGACACCCGGTATTTAATGCAGACGTTAGGGTCTGAATGGGGCAGGACATTAATCCATCCTGATATTTGGCTGAAGACGAGTGAAAGCATGTTGTCAAGAATCCGCGTGCCCAACCAAGTTTTTGACGATGTGCGTTTTGAAAACGAAGCTGAATTCATCCGGCAACGCGGTGGCTTGATCATCCACATCGAGCGCCCTGGCTTAACCTCAGAAGATCCCCACGAATCCGAAAACGGCATCGCCTTTAAACCCGGGGATGAAAAACTGGTAAACGATAACCTGGATGACTTCCTGCATCAATTCCGGTGTTTGGTCGAAAATCGGTTAAATGTCCATGCTTAGGTTTATCGACAACCTGCCGCCGGATCAAAAACGCCGGTTGTGGGAAGGCATCAAGCGCAAAGCGCCGGCATTAGCAAGGCTGATGACCATCGACCCGGTATTTTCTGAATTAAAAGCAAAGTTCCAGGGCAGGGTTCTATTATCCGATGAAGAAATCACAAATTTTATAAACGAATAAAAAAGGTAAAAATGACTACCGTAGCCCCAAAAAAAACCATTATCGTCAAACTGGTAACGCAAGTCAGCCATACGTTGACCATTGGCGAAACCTCCATCGAAAACGTAATCCAAACCGGCGGTTGGGAAGGCTTTATCAAGCTGCAAACGCCAGAAGGTGATGAGCTGATAGTTGAAGAAACCGACAATATTGGCAATATGCAATTATGCCGGGTCGTAAAATGTTCGCCTGCATTACTGAATGAATTGCCTGGCAAAACTGAAAAAAAATAATTAATTATTTACCGTAAATTACCGTATGTCCGCCCAATATCAGGATCGCCAAGCCAATTGCGAGGAATACCGGTTTGACCAAATGCGGCTAAATTTTGAAATGTCTATCCAAAAGTTCGGCATACCTCAACCAATCGCGAGCGATATGGCAAAAGCCCTGCTTACCACTATGCGCAAAATGAATAAAGGCTCGGCCATTTATTTCAGCGATATGACCCGTAAAGAGCTGGAAGAAAAGAAATCGCGTTTTTGCACTGAATTTAATGGCGCAAACCGCGACCAATTGTGTAAAAAATATGGCATCAGCGACCGTACCAGTGACCGCTGGCTAAGTTGGTATCGTAAGCAAAATTCAAGCCGGGTAAATTCCAGTTAAAAAAGCGCCACCTTCTTCTTAACATGTCACCCCGTCACCGATAACAATCGCGTTATGGCAAAAAAACATGAATGCAAATGACCGCTGACGAACAACTGACCGATGCCTTGGATATGCTGGCAACCGCTAAGTCTGCCTATAAAAAGGCGCTGGCTACGCCGCAATATGTGCAATCCAACTTGCGGCGCATCCAAATGTTCGACATCGATAAGATGCAGGCCGCCGTTGCCTATTGGCAAAAAGAAGTAGACCGCTTAAATGCCATTGTTAATGGCGTATCAAGACCAGGCATTAATAGTCCGCTGCGGGTTTGCTTATGAAGCATTTCAT